AACAAATACCGCGTGATGACCCTATTATCAAAGGATGTATTATTGCTCCACAAGGATACAAAATAGTATCACAAGACTTGCAGACTGGTGAGATGTATTACGCTGCTGTTTTGAGTGGCGACAAAAATCTGCAAAGTGTGTTTGTTTCTAAGGGAGACTTTCACAGCAGTATTGCTAAAATGGTATTCAACCTACCATGCCAAGTAGAAGAAGTAAAAAAGCTGTATGGCTCTATGCGTCAGAGTGCAAAAGCTATTTCATTCGGGATTAACGTATAAAGGTCCCGCTATATAGTGATATATAGAAAAATTAACTCGCTCAATTGCTGGAACCCCTACTATTAAGTTAAGGGCAATCAGCAGCCAGAGTAGTTAGGAATAACTACAAATGGTTCAGAGACTCACAGAGCGTCCAGAACGGATGCTGCTGGGATACCAAAAATATTCTTGAAATTTTTATGTATTACAGATATAATAGTACCTGTACCGTAAAAATTTTGGGAGAGGTATAATACGGCGAGTATCTCTCCCTTCTTATAGAAAGAAGGGTCATGGAACTAAATTATACAAACTATTTAAAACTAAAAGAATCCAAACTGTCTCGCGCTAGTATTGCGGAACAGTTTGGGGTGCCAGAGTGGAAGCTAAAAAAACATATATCAGTCAATGGTTGGTCTAAAAATATGCCGACTATTGGGAATTTGAACGCATTTGACGACTACTCAGAACAAGCCTGTTACTGGGCCGGATTTTTAGCTGCAGATGGGAATGTAGACAGTAAACGAAGAATTAGACTTATGTTAAAATATGATGACATAGGTCATCTAGAAAAGTTTAGAGATTTTTTAAAGTCTACCCATACTATAAGTACAAATACTGAAAAGTACTACAGATGCAGTTTTGAGTTCACAAGTGCATATATGTGTGAAATACTCAGTTTTAACTATGGCATAATTCCAAATAAAACCGACAAATTAAAGTTTCCGTCACATATACCGAATAAGTATTTAGCTCATTATATACGTGGATACTTTGATGGCGATGGGAGTATTTGTGAAAGTTTTTCCAATAAAAATTCTACTACTGCTTCTATATACGCAACTTTTTGTAGTGGTAGTAGAGAGTTTTCAAATAGTTTGTTTAACTATCTAAAAACAGTGCTGCAACTTGGCGGAAGTATTCAAGAGTTTGAAACTTCTACTAAATGGCAGCTAAAATACAATACAAATGATGCAAAAACTCTAATAGAGTTTTTATATGGTGATTGTACAGTATACTTAGATAGAAAGTTCGCCTTATATCAAAGATTAATAGTCGATGATGTAAGAAACAAGAGATAAAGGTATAGTCCATCCCACTAGTAATAGTGGAACAAGATGTTTATATGGATCAGGAGCCGCAAAGGTATCAGAGTCCGTTACAAAAGCAACAGGCGAATCATATCCCATTAGCCAGGCGCAAGACGATATTAGCAGTTACTTTACACGCTTTAACAAGCTAAAAAAGTGGCTTACTGCTCGTAAAGAGTTTATCGAAAGCAATGGTTATACCTACAGTTTCTTTGGTCGCAAGCGTCGTCTAGAAAACGTGTTTTCTTCTGACAAAGGGATTGCAGCCCACGAGGTTCGGAGTGGAATCAATGCAGAAGTTCAAAGCTTGTGTAGTGACATTAACTTGCTAGGTGCAATGGATACCCAAGACAAATGCGACAAGCAAAAGATCGACGCAAAAATCTTTATGCTTGTACACGACAGCATTGTTGCTCTAGTAAAAGACGAAGATGTTGAACGCTACTGTGAAGTCCTAAAAGAATGCACACAAAAAGATCGTGGATGCAGTATTCCTGGCACTCCTATTGGAGTAGATCAAGATGTTGGTTTAGACTACAGCTTTGGTGACTGGGATGATCGTTACGAGCTAGAAAACGGTGTTTTAAAGGTAAAACAATGAATTTGGGGGAATTACATTTCCCCATCTATCTTTTAGGAAAAGAGCCGCTTGTAGAAAATGGGGTAGTATTCTTTTTGTACAGAAAAAAGAACCTAGAAGACGATGTAGACATAATCAAGATAATCGACGATAAAAACTTTAGTGGCAAAACTCTAGCAGAAAGAAGATTGCAAATAAAGAATGCCGGAGCAGACCTTTACACAATAAAGTACGGCATATTCTTTATTGCAGATCTAGTAAAAATAAGTAGAGGAGCAACTTGGTTTATAGACAGCAGCGGTAGGGTCTTTAAATACAAGAAAACACAAAGAGTACCACTAGTGTTCAAAAAAGTAAAAAAAGTAATACAACACAGTACAGGGGTTTTAGTTGAAGTGGAAGGGCTCGTACAAAGATTTAAAACTTTGTATGCGCCAAGCACAACTCAAAACTGGGCCGGGCTTTTAGTTCTTCCGGAAGGATACCTCTTGTATGGTTTGTTCGATAAAAAATACGACGATACTATTAGAATGATATGACAGAACAAAACAAAGCAATCATAAGCAATCGAATATACTTTAAATGCGAGGATTTAAAGCACAGAAATCATTTAATGAGCGAGCTCACGTATGTTATAGAACACAACATTGGTGGAGGTGCTAAAACCAGTAAAACAAAAAGACTAGAAATAATCAAAAATTATAAACTATTACCTGGCAATGTAATCAGTATTCCTCAAGGCCGCTTAGACCTTGTGCCTCCAGACTACTTACTAGTAGATAAACGAGTCAAAAACGAGGTACCATTTCCAAAGACCTTGCTAGAACTGAGAGATACTCAGACTCCTGTTTATGAGGAGGTCAATGATACGTGTTTTATCAATGCCTTAGTAGGCTGGGGTAGGTTTTGCCCCACGTTAAAGTGATTTAACGTTAAAAATTCGCTCAATTGCTGGAAGGCCTAAAAACGGATAATCAGCAGCCAGAGTAGTTAGGAATAACTACAAATGGTTCAGAGACTCACAGCATTTCCAGAACGGAAATGGCTGGGATAGTAAAAATATATTTGAAAAATTTTGTAGGATGGGGTATAATTAACTCTGTTGATAAAATTTATCGATTTTTACTATAACACGGCGAATATCTTATTTACCGTACCAATCCACATATGGGGTACAGCAATGACAAAAGAAGATTTTCTAAAATTTAGAGCAGAAGGATTTACTTTTGCACAAATAGGCGAATATTTTGAATTAACTGAAAGACAGGTTAATTATAGAACAAAAAGCTGGGGTCTTGACTATTCAAAGAAAAAATCTTTAAATGAAACCTTCTTTTCTAGTCACACAAAAGCATCTAATTACTGGGCTGGTTTTCTAGCAGCAGATGGTTGGATTGAGGGTGACAGAAATAGAATAGGCCTAGCCCTACAGGCAGAAGATTTTTCACACTTAGAAAAATTCAAAAAAGCTATATCCTCTTCTCATGATATATGTCCTTTCATGAATAATACTGCCTACAGGATTCGGTTTAACAGCGAAACCATGGCTCAAGACCTAAAAAATATATTTAATATTGTTCCCGCAAAGACCCATACATACAAAATGCCTTATTTTGAAGAAACCTATTTAATGTTAGAGTTTCTTCGAGGATATATAGAAGGCGACGGTCATTTAAATAAAAAAGCTTCTGGCAGAGTGAGTTTAAGTTTATGTTCTGCAAATAAGCTTTTTTTGGAAGAGTTTAAAGAAATTTGCGAACTACTATTAAACAGGTCTATATCCCAAGAAGTAAAGTTAAACACAAATCCTAAAGGTCAGGTTTATGTTATTACTTTCGGACTAGACGACAGTGAGGATTTAATTAGACTGCTGTATGCTAATTCTACAGAGTCTACTCGCCTAAAAAGAAAATTTGAAATAGCGTCATTGGTATTAAGATAATGGTATAGTCCACAGAAAACTTTTACTGCTCTACACATCGCCAAAAAACTAGAACAAAAGACCCTAGTATTAACACACAATACCTTCTTGCGAGACCAGTGGGCAACCGAAGTAGAAAAACTATTTGGAATGAAACCTGGAATCATAGGTAGTGGAATCTTTGATATTGAAGACCATTTTATTGTTATAGCCAACATTCAAACGGCTATCAAAATGGTGCCACAAATTCAAAAAGAGTTTGGCACAATTATCCTAGACGAAGCCCATCACGTTCCAGCCGAAACGTTTCATGAGTTTTTAGACTCTATGTATTCCAGGTACAGAATCGCATTGAGCGGTACTATGGAACGCAAAGACAAAAAGCACGTTTTATTCAAAGATTTCTTTGGAACTAAGGTAATTAAACCGCCACAAAGTAATACACTAAACCCAACAGTTAAGATTCTGAACACAGGACTAAGACTGAGTACTGGCAGTACTTGGGTGCAAAAAATAAATGAATTACTATACGATGAAGAGTATCAAACCTTTATTGCAGGAGTCGCTAAAACACAGATTTTAAACAATCACAGTGTTTTAATTATTGCTGACAGAGTAGAATTCTTAGAAAACGTAAAGGAAAAACTAGGTGAAGATTGCGCGCTTGTTACAGGCAAAACCTCTTTTGAAGAACGACAGCTCATCGCAGAAAAAGTCAACTCGGGTGAAGTGTTGTGCATTGCTGGTTCCAGGCAAATATTCTCAGAAGGTATCTCCATTAACCGTTTGAGCTGTGTTATACTGCCAGTGCCAAGTTCCAACCTAGTTAATCTAGAACAAATCATTGGGCGAATCATGAGAACCCATGAAAACAAGCAGAGCCCTGTTGTAGTAGACATACACTTCAATAGTCCTGCAGAAAAGAAACAACAAGCGGTTAAGATGGGTTTCTATATGGGAAAGGGTTGGAAAATTGAGCAATACTGAAATACTAGTATTTTACGTACTACCTGCTGTAGTTTGTATTGTAAGCTACGGTTACGGTACTTATAAAGAATACAAAAGAGACATCTCCAGAGAAAGAGATCTAGACTTTTATGTAAACAAACTCACTTGGGGGGATATTATACTACGACTAACAGTATCCCTTATTCCTTTAATAAATATATTTGCAATTTTACATATCTATGCCGACAAGATTGGTTCCATACTTGATAAAACTGGTAATATCCTAAGCAAACCAGTTGTTATTAACAATAAGAAGGCTAGTAAAAATTTAGACTTGCCTATGTAAAAGCAAAATGCTATAATAGATGTTCTTGAGGCGATAATGGCTTTATTTTTTAATTTGGATCTTTTAGAAAAAGAATGTGAAAACAACGATGAGAAGTTTTTAAAACTACTCACGTACTACCACGAAAAGAAGTCTGTAGTTCCAAAGAAAGAAAAGTATAAGCCACTAACAAAGTCACTTGCAGGAAACAGTTTTATTTTAAATCCAAATCCAGTTTTGTATAGTACAGATCGCGAGCTCTCACACATAGTACAGTATATTAGACTAGCAGGACGCCGCGATCTGTTACTATATAGAAACTACGGAATAAAGTATTTAGATCTCAGCTTTTTTCCAGATTTAAACTTAAACAACATAAAAAACAATCCCCTACTAACAATCACCAACAAACAAATAAAGTTCAAATTCGAGGAAACACATGGCACTAAATTTCAAGGACACAAAGGGTAAGGCAGTAAAGAAGTCAGTCGAGGCATACGAGTACAAGGACGGAGAAAACGTTGTACGCCTGATCGGCGGAGTCCTTCCACGTTATGTTTACTGGCTAAAGGGTACAAACAACAAGGATATTCCGGTTGAGTGCTTGGCTTTTGATCGTGACAAGGAAAAGTTCGCAAACAAGGAAGTCGATCACGTTCCAACATTCTTCCCAGAAGCAAAGTGCTCTTGGTCTTACAGCATCAACTGCATTGACCCTAAGGACGGCAAAGTAAAGGTTCTAAATCTAAAGAAGAAGCTGTTTGAGCAGATTCTAACTGCTGCCGAAGACTTGGGCGATCCAACAGATTACGATACTGGTTGGGACGTAGTATTCAAGCGTCAAAAGACTGGCCCACTACCATTCAATGTAGAGTACACACTGGCTGTACTAAAGTGCAAGCGCAGGAGCCTGTCAGAAGACGAGCGCACTCTAGCTAATGCAGCAGAGAACATTGACACAAAGTATCCACGCCCAACACCAGACGATGTACTGGCTCTACTAGAAAAGATTGCTAGCGGTTCTTCAGAAGAAGAGGCCGGCGGTACTGTGGACAAAGAGTCAGTTAAGGATCTATAAACAAAGAAGCCCCTAAGCCTAAAGCCTAGGGGCTTCTTTTGCTATTAATATTATGAAACTAACAGTTAATACTTGTTACAGCCACATTTTGTGGATCATGTGTGCAGGAGAGCTTTTTTCTAAAGCTGTAAGTAATATGAGTATTGTAAAAGGTCCTTATTTTGAACACGAGGGCATGGCAGGCTACATAGAAACAGAAGTAACATTTACTATTAAAGATTTAAAAATTTTTGCTGATTTGTGGTACAGTTGGTATACACTGTCACAAACCAAAAGACTTAATTTGTACGGTTTAGCAAAAGGATATGGTGATTGTAAGTGAAAATCCTATTTACTGCAGACATCCACATAAAATTGGGGCAGAAAAATGTTCCCATTCCGTGGACCCTAAACCGTTACGAAATGTTAATGGATCAGTTGTGGAGTATCCAAGACCAGGCTGACTTGTTTATTGTAGGCGGCGATATATTTGACAAACTTCCTTCAATGGAAGAATTAGAAGTGTACTTTGACTTTGTGGCCAGCTGCAAGATTCCTACTTATATCTACAGTGGCAACCACGAAGCGGTAAAAAAGAATACAACATTCTTGAGCAGTCTTAAAACAGTAACTAATAAAATCAATAACTTAGTACAGATCATAGACGATTACTGGTCACACCCCACTCTTCCAGTTGACATTATTCCCTACAACAAGCTAAAAGACTATGAAAAACACACTACAGAAGCTTTTTCAAGTCTGCACAACAGAATCTTGTGCACGCACGTCAGAGGAGATATTCCTCCTCACGTTAAAGCAGAAGTTGATCTCGACATTTTCTCCGGATGGAAAGTGGTTCTTGCTGGCGATCTACACAGTTATAGTAACAGTCAGCGTAATATTATCTATCCCGGTAGTCCTGTTTCTACAAGCTTTCACCGTAATTCCATAGAAACTGGTGTTGTTGTTTTAGACACAGAAACACTAGAGCATAACTGGATAGTATTAAACCTACCACAACTAATTCGTAAAACAGTAAAAGCCGGGGAACAGATGCCTCCAGGAGACTTTGATCATGTTGTATACGAAGTAGAAGGCAACTTATCTGAATTAATAAATGTAGAAGACAGCGAACTAGTAGATAAAAAACTAGTAAAGAAAACAAATGATCTAACCCTGATCTTAGACTCAACAATGACACTTACTCAAGAAGTGCAAGAGTACTTGTTGTATGTATTGGGGTTAGACGAAAAAATGTGCTTAGAAGTATTAGAGGAGTTTAAATCTTATGAGTCAAGATGGTAAAACCGCCACAATCTGGTCACAAACAAACTGCCAGGCCTGTAGCAAAGCAAAAATGATTCTAGAAAGCCTGGGGTACGCAGTAGACTACAGAACAATAGATACAGGCACATACACCAAAAAAGACCTGTTTGAAATCTTGCCCAATGCACGCAGTGTTCCACAAATCTTTGTTGGAGACGAATACGTAGGCGGACTAGGCGGTTTAGAAGTGTATTTAATGAATAAAAAATGATTAAACTAAAAACAATGAGTTGGAGTAATGTTTTCTCTTATGGAGAAAACAACTCCATAAATTTTGACAGCAATCCACTCACACAAATAGTTGGCTTTAATGGACACGGAAAGAGCAGTATTGCTCTTATTCTAGAAGAAGTTTTATACAACAAGAATAGCAAAAACATTAAAAAAGCTGACATTCTAAATCGTAATTCAAAAGCCAAATCGTACTCAATAGACTTGACTTTTGAAAAAGATAGCAGTGTCTACCACATAAAAGTATCCAGAGGATCAACACAAACTGTCTCACTAACAAAAGACGGCACTGATATCTCTAGCCATACTGCGACTGGTACTTTTAAAGCAATTGAAAACTTAATAGGCTACGACCATAAGACTTTTTGTCAGATTGTTTATCAAAGCAGTGCTGCTAGTCTAGAGTTTTTAACTAGTACTGATTCTAACAGAAAAAAGTTTTTGATAGATTTGTTAGATTTATCAAAGTACGTAGAGATCGGTGAAGTATTTAAAGAAGAACAGAAAACCGTAGAAAAAGAATTAGCAGCAGTTGCTACAAAGATTTCTACCATAAACAAGTGGGTTGAAAAGTACAGCAAAGAAAACCTACAGCCCAAAGAGTTGCTAGAAGTACCAGCTTCTCCAAAGGATCTAGAAGAGCGCAATGTTTTATTAAAGCAAAAACTGCTCAACATAGAGGCCTACAATAAAAAGATCCTACAAAATAACAAGTATAAAGAATTACTAGATAGCATTATTGTAGAGGTTCCTGGAGACAAACCAAGTCTGAACCTAAATCTATTAGTTACTCAAAAAGCAGAGAGTGATAAGGCTGTAAAAGATAGTACAGCATTTATTCTAAAAATGAAAAAGCTAGGGTCGTCTTGCCCTACTTGTTTACAAGACATAGACCAAGACAAGGTTTTGAGTATTGTAACAGAGCACAATGAAGTCTGTGAAACCAATTTAACTCGTAGTAAGAACTTGGAAGAAACCATAGCCAACTACTACAAAGAGTTAGCTATTTGGGAACGCAAGGAAAAGAGCAAAAAAGACTACGAAGAATACTACAACTTGTACGATCCCACAATGGAAAAGACCACAGCGGATCCAAAAGAGTTGCAGAAAGAAATAGATACTAACCTAAAAACTATAAAAGCAGTAGAAGCCCAGATTGCGGGTGCTACAAAGTTAAACAACGAAGCCCATGCCCACAATGCTCGTATAGCCATGATTGAGGGTCAGTTACAAGAGTACAACAAAGAACTCTTGGATCTAAAAGACATCAAAGAGTTGTTAGAAGAAAAGTTGGCTAAGATTGGTGTGTTAGCCAAGACTTTTAGCAGTACTGGACTAATTGCTTACAAGATTGAGTGTTTGGTAAAGGACTTAGAAGACCAAATCAATCATTATTTAAGCACACTGAGCGATGGCAGGTTCCAACTAGGCTTCAAGATCAACGACAGTGACAAGCTGAATGTGGTAATTACAGATCATGGCAAAGACATTGAAATCACTGCGTTGAGCAGTGGTGAGCGTGCAAGAGTAAATGCTGCAGCCCTATTAGGTATTCGCAAGCTAATGCAAGGCATTAGCAACACAAGAATCAATGTTTTGATTTTAGACGAAACAATTGAGAACTTGGACCTAGAAGGAAAAGAAAAGTTGATCGAGGTGTTGCTACAAGAACCTTACTTGAACACTTTTATTATCAGCCACGGCTTCTCACATCCACTACTAGAAAAGATCCATGTAGTAAAAACAAAAAATATATCAAGGATTGAGAATGGTTGATAGCAGAGACAAAGGCAGCAGAGCAGAAAGTCTAATTAAAGATAAGTTAAAAACTCTTACTGGTTTAGACTGGCAAAGAACTCCTGGAAGCGGTGCTTTGGATGCAAAGCACCTTTTAAAAGGAGATCTTTATGTACCGGGCAGAACAAATATCTTTTGTGTAGAGTGCAAACACTACAAAGACGATCACCTAACATCAGAGGTTTTGACTAGTAAAAATCCTCTTTTAATGGACTGGTGGACACAAGCAGTGCGTCAAGGTGAGCAGGTAAATCGCAAACCACTGCTTTTATTCAAGCATGATCGCAGTAAGATATTTGTAGGTTTTGAAGACTTTCCAGAACAAGACTACAACTATATCTACATTTCTAGAATACCACATCAGTTTTTTGTAGCAGTATTAGAAGACTGGATAACTCACACAAATCCTAAATTTGTAACTTGATTGTTACAGCAGATTGTTGTACAATAGATCCATGAGCAAAACATTTCAAACCATTACACAAACCATGAATTCTACAGCTTTGATTGTAGACTGCTTAAATTTAGGATTTCGCTGGAAGCACAGTGGAGCGACTGAATTTGTAGAAGACTACAAGAAAACAGTAGAAAGTCTTAAAAAGAGTTACGGCGCTGGCCAGGTTATTCTAGCCTGTGACAGTGGCAGTTCTAGTTATCGAAAAGCAATCCTGCCCACCTACAAACAAAATCGCAAAGACAAGTTCGACGAACAGACTGCAGAAGAACGCGAAGCTTTTGAAAGGTTTTTCCAAGAGTTTAACAACACAATGGAAAGCTACTTACAAGAAAGCAAATATCCACTATTTCGTTTTGAAAAGTGTGAAGCAGACGATATTGCAGCATACATTGTAAAATATCGCAAAAAGTTCAATTTCGACAAGATTGTACTAATAAGTAGTGACAAGGACTGGGATCTATTGATCCAGCCGGATGTAATGCGCTTCTCTTATGTAACACGTAAGGAAGTAACTTGGGATAACTGGAGTACTCATTATGAATATGAGCCAGACGACCATATCTCTATCAAGTGTCTTATGGGTGATTCTGGGGACAACATCCCTGGTGTTCCTGGCATTGGCCCTAAAAAAGCGCAAGCTCTGGTCAAGGAATACGGCACTTGTTACGATATTATTGCTAATATGCCCATTGCTAGCCGTTATAAGTACATCGCTAATCTTAACGATTTTGGGGCAAATCAGCTACTAAACAACTACAAACTAATGGATTTGATGGAGTTTTGCGATGAGGCTCTGGGCGAATCCAACTGCAACACAATTCAAAGGACACTAACAAATGCTAACTAACAACGAATTTTATTACTCTTACACAGGCGAACCCATTGGTATAAGCAATACAGTAACAACAAGTTCTGTAGTAAAAACTTTTAGCACATTTTTAGTAAAAGTAGAAGATCCAGCCCTGACTCCAACAAAAGCAACTGAAGGAAGCGCTGGTTTTGATTTGAGAGCTAAAAAGGAAACAGTACTTCCAAACTGTGAAAGAGTTTTAGTTGGTACAGGAGTAAGGGCAAAGATTCCAAAAGATCATGTGGGATTACTATTTCCGCGTAGTTCACTAAGCAAGCAAGGTATTACAATGACTAACTCTGTTGGAGTCATTGACAGTGACTACCGAGGCGAAATCATGGCCAGCTTAATGTATCGCGGCGACCACATGAGCTGGATTATTCCAAAGCATGAAAGAATCGTTCAGTTAGTAATTGTGCCAGTACCACGGCTTGAAGTGAGTGTAGATAAGTACAGTACTGAAGAGCAGTGGAATAATACTGCTAGAGGAACTGGCGGTTTTGGCAGCACTGGTAAAACGTGAAAATGTATATAGCGGTACTAGATGAAGTTCCTGACTTTATAGTACCGACCCTAGTTGCGCACGCTGTATTGGGTGCGCATTTAGTTTTTCAGGACAGAATAACATATAACTTGTGGCTAAACAACTCATTTAAAAAGGTTGTTGTAAAAGTAAGCCACAAAGAATTTGAAAAAATAAGTCTTTTAGAGGACGTGTATTTAGCACACGAAAGCAAGACTTTAGAGGGAAAAAACAGTTGCATTGTGGTATGTCCTAGACTAGACACGCCCAATGTATTGAAATTTAGTAAACTATGGAAACCACACAATGACTAATCCTAGTACACGAGCACAAGTAATCACACGCCGCACATACAATCGCCCACTAAACGAGGCTGGCACAGAGTTTGAAACCTGGAAGCAAACTGTTGATCGAGTAATCGACCATCAACGGTTTTTGTGGGAGCGAGCAAAAACACATAACCTAATCCCAGACGTACCCTTGCACAATATTGTGCGCGACTCAAAGGATTGGGTTGTTCTAACAGAAAAAGAAGAAGCCGAACTACAAGAGCTAAAGTCTCTACTATTTGATCGCAAGGTTGCAGTTGCGGGTCGCACACTATGGCTAGGAGGCACAGATATTGCTCGTCGTCGTGAAGCCTCTATGTTTAATTGCAGCTTTACAAATGTTGAAACTGTTTACGACATAGTAGATGTTTTCTGGCTACTACTGCAAGGATGTGGAGTAGGCTTCCGACCAGTCAGCGGAAGTTTGACTGGATTCCGCAAGTATATTCCAGAACTGGAAATTATTCGTAGTGTTAATTCTACCGCAAAGGGCGAAGAAAACAATCTAGAAACTTGGGACAACGTAACCAAGACCTGGACTATTCGAGTAGGCGATAGCGCAGAAGCATGGGCCAAGAGTATTGGCAAGCTATTAGCTGGCAAGTTTGCGGCACAAAAGCTAGTGTTAGACTTCTCACAAATTCGTAAGCCTGGTGTGCGCTTAAAGAACTATGGTTGGCTATCCCAAGGCGACGTAGGCTTGGCAAAGGCGTACACAAAGGTATACGAGATCCTAAATGCCAAGGCCGATTCTCTGCTATCAGAAATCGACATCCTAGACATTGTAAACCTGCTAGGCACTGTGTTGAGTACTCGTCGTAGTGCACAGATTGCTGTGTTGGACGATCACAGCCCTGTTATTTACGACTTTGCCGAGGCCAAGTACAATATTTGGGAAAACGGTAACAGTCACAGAGCACAAAGTAATAATTCTATTATTTTCTGGAAGAAGCCCACTTACGAAGAACTTACTGGCTGGTTCCAAAAGATCAACAAGGGTGGCAACGGAGAGCCTGGTCTAATTAACGGTCAGCAGTTACGTGCTCGAGCACCTTGGGCAGTAGGTATGAATCCTTGTGCAGAGATTTTATTGCCAAACAAGGGCTTCTGCAATCTTGTTAGTATTGACGTACTAAAGTTCAAGAATGACAATTTAGGACTGTTACGGGCTGCAAAGATTATTGCACGAGCAAACTACCGTCAAACAGTTGTAGACTTCCGTGACGGTATCTTACAAGAAAGCTGGCACCTAAACAACGAACATCTTCGCCTTTGCGGAGTTAGCTTGATGGGTGTAGCAGGTCGCAACGACATGAAGGCCTATGACTACCGCAGGCTAGAGCGAGTTGTTACTGCAGCTGCTTATGACATGGCAAAGGAGTTAGATCTTTCTTATCCAAAGAATATTACAGCTCTAAAGCCAGAAGGTACACAAAGCAAGTGCTATGACAGCCTAGAAGGAATGCACAAGCCACTAGGAAAGTACATTTTCAACAATGTTGCTTTTAGCAAGTACGATCCACTAGTAGAAAAGCTAAAGGCTGCAAACTACAATGTGTTTAATCATCCTTACGATGATTCAGCAACTCTAATCACATTCCCTGTTAAAAACGAGGGTGTAGAGTTTGATGTTGTAGATGGCAAAGAAGTAAACTTGGACTCAGCTGTAGATCAATTAGAAGTTTACAAGATGTTGATGGACAACTACTGTCAACAAAATGTAAGCTGTACAATTTCCTACAGCCCAGAAGAAACAGAAGATATTGTAAACTGGCTATACCAAAACTGGGATAGTTATGTTGCTGTTAGCTTCTTGTTCCGAAACGATCCAAGCAAGACAGCTAAGGATCTTGGATATCCTTATCTACCACAGGAAGTAACTACAAAAGAAAACTACGAAGAGTATGTTCGTCGACTACTACCAGTAGATATCGAAAGCAGTAACAGTTTTGATGAGATCTTAGATCAAGACTGCAGTACCGGAGCCTGCCCGATACGTTAACAAAAAAAGCCCACTAATTTTAGTGGGCTTTTTTTATACATATAAAAAAATTATATGTTGTTTTTTATATGTATAAATGATATAATATAAAAAGTTGGTAATATAAAAACTTTATCAACTAAGGGAGAACTTCCTATAAATATAATCAAAAGGAAGGATTATGGCAGATGCAACAGTTCCTGCTACGCTAGAAACGGTAGCAGCAGATTTGAAAAAATTAGAAGAATCGGCCGGAAAGTACTATAAAAAACTGGCTGAAAAAATATCGGAAAAGGGAGAAGGAAAAATGGCAGAAGTATTAACTCCAAGCATGATTATGGGTGGTGGCGGTGGCGATGGTCTTTTTGGGGCCGGAGGCGGAGGCCTAATCGGAGGTCTTATCCTAGGAAGCCTCCTTCGCAACAACGGAAATCTCTTTGGCAACGATGGCGCAGTAGCTGGAGCTACCTTACGCAATCCTCCAGAGCAAAATCAAGCTAACATGGATCTCATGCAGGCTGTTGGTGCTGTAGACAAATCCGTAGCTGTTTCAACAGCAGCCATGGAAGCCTCACAAGCAACTCAGACCCTAGGCATCACTTCACAACTAAACAGTATCACACAAGCACTGGCTAGCCGTATCGACGGCGTGAAGGATACTGTTAGTGCCGGTACAATGGTTCTTGCTCAACAGCTAAACGGTGTTGAGAAAAGCATCATGGAAAACCGCTACGAGCTAGCAAAAGACATCAGCAATGACGGCGATAAGACTCGCGCTCTTATCACAGCTCAGTACGAAGCCACTCTAAACCGCCAGCTCAGCGATGCTAATGCAGCAGTAATCGCACTACAAGCTAAGCTTGATAATGGTGCTGTTGCTCGTGGTGTTGAAGTTACTACAACAAACAACATCAATCAAATGCAACAGCAACAGCAACAGCAACAACAGTGGGGTCAGCTCTACAACGTGCTCTGGGGCCTAGCTCAAAACATTCGTTCTAATAACGAAGCAATCAACGTTGGTAGTGGAACACTAACAGCCAATCCAACAAACACAAATACAAATATTAGATAATTTGTTTGTTAAAAGCCCCCAATTGAGGGCTTTTTAGGATATAGAGATGTTTCAAACACAATACTTTTTTCCACCACCTTGGTTTTTTCAGCCTACCCCACCAGTGTTTATTCCACAGAATAGTGGCAGTGATAACGATGTTATCATAAATAACTCTGGGGGTTCTACTGGCCCACAAGGTCCGCAAGGAGATCCTGGCCCACAAGGACCACAAGGAGATCCAGGACCACAAGGCCCTCCTGGTGCGCCAGGCAGCTCTGGAGAAGCTGGAGTTAGTGTGGTGGATGCTGTGGTAGAATCCAACCCAGGAAATTTGCTTATAACACTAAGTGATGGCACAGTAATAGATGCAGGAAACGTTCTAGGCCCACAAGGTCCTCAAGGTGTTCAAGGCTCTACCGGGCCGCAAGGTCCTCAAGGCCCACAAGGCCCTAAAGGAGAGCCTGGTAAGTGCGAATGCGACTGCAAAAAACGCAAATGCATATTGGTAACAAAAGATTACCAAGCTACTTCGGAAGACTACTATATAGGTGTTAACAGTAAGGATTCCGTTACAATAGTACTACCCCAAGACTGCGAAGATTGCCAAGAAATAGTAGTAAAAGCAGAGATGGGTGCCCCTTTAGGAAATAGAAAAGTAATTGTTGTAGCCGGACCTGATAGCTCTATAGACGACAAAGAATCTTATACCATTACAGTACCTTATGGATTTGTGAGAGCAATATGTCAAGAAGGTACTTGGCATATTATAGGGTAGGAGAACGCTGTGTTTTTAATTATAAAGCAAGATACAGAAGACGTTATTAAAATCAACATTCCATTGTTGCTAAGACTTCTAGAGTACGCAGAAGATGCTTCAGACGAAGACTTGCACGAACTAATGGAAAAAGTAGTAGAACTGAGTGAAAAAACTAAAGGCGGTGTTTTAAGCATGAAACACTACCGACACTTGGTTCCATTCGAAAAAGACGACTAAATAAAAAAGCCCGTTTAGATTGCTCTAAACGGGCTTTTTTGTTACTTGGACTCTCGTCTTCTCATTATTTGATCACGCTTGGTTTTGCTCCAAGACTGACCAGCATCACCGCCCCACAAATCCCAAGCTACTCGTCCAGGGCTTGGAAAACCTTCCTCACCTGAATTAAAGCCTGTTGCTTGTTTGTCTACTTCGTGACGACTAAAGAATGAGTACATTCTCATTACTGTACTTTCTGTTAGATTTTCTTTGCGTACAAGTTGATTTGCTCTTGCCAATCCTACTCGTGTGCCGCCGCGGCGACCTTCTTCTTTCCACTTTAAAGCACGCCGTGCAGCACTAGCCATTCCTGTTGTAGGCTGATACGTTTGAGCTGCTTTAGTAGTAGTAAGTTCTTCCTCTTCTTCATCGTCCTCTACAATATAAACAGCTTCGGGCTCTTCCTCCCAATCGATCGCCTCTTTGTACTCGTCTAGACTACGGAACCAAATATTTGCGTTATCTTCGTCAAGATTAGGGTCTTCCCAATCATCACAAGTACGAAGAGCGCTGCAAGTAATATTCCAACGAGTACATACTGCGGCCGGCATACCAGCAATATCAGCCCATCGTGGCGTGACAGGTAATTCGCTTGCTAAAAGCTGAGCACCTGGACCCTCTACCAAGCAATCTTGAGTTTCTGGGTCATTTTTGTAGTGGGAGCAGTTCATACACAGTCTTGTACGTGCAACACCCTCTGGAACTCCCCAAAGCTCGCTTTTTGCCATCCAATACTCTGTACTGGGTTCTCTTGGGTCTGCTGGCCCAAGATTGGCATATTGAATAGTAGCAATATGATTTGCAAGGTTAATATCCCTGTACATAGTTGCTACTGGACATAAGTCTTTCATTATTTAATTCCTATAAGCTAAAATAATACTCTTACACATACGACTGCGAACAATGTCACTATCAAGGAATTTTACTACCTCAATATTTTCAATTCCATCTAATCGTCTGATTGCATCTTCCAATCCGCTATCTGGAATGTCGCACTGATCTGTGTCGCCTGAGACTATTATTTTACAATTTCTACCTATTCTTGTCAAGAGCATTTTTAGTTCTGTTTTAGTACAGTTCTGAGCTTCGTCTACTAAAACAATGCAATTTTCAAATGTTGTTCCTCTCATGAAGCCTAGGGGTCTTGGTTCTATGCTCTTGCTTTTCAAACAATACTCGTAAAAACCTTTTCCTAAGCTTTTAGAAAAAATGTTATCAAAAGGTTCCAAGTAGGGCTGATACTTTTCTTCTAGTGTACCTGGTAAGAAACCCAGCCCTCGACCAGTCTCAATATTGGGACGGGTAAGAATTACTTTTTCTATGTTTCTATGATATAATTGGTGGGCTGCATAATTTGCAGCAATATAGGTTTTGCCAGTACCTGCACTACCTACTCCAAATATTATATCGTTGTGTTTTATAGCATCTAGATATGTTTCTTGTATATAATTAAGTGGTTTTACTTCTTTAAAATCCACAGTTGGGAAAAAAGAATCTTCTGAGTTTTGAGCCTTACGGGCTTTCTTACCACTTGATACTGCCATGCTATTCCTTGGTTGGTTAAACATTATTTAGAAGGTACTGGAGTTCCTTCGTGCTTTTTGTGGACTTTAATCTTTTTGCAGTCCATAACAGGTTTCTTGTTTTTATCCAAGACTTCTTTGTTATCTTTTGTCATCCTGGGCTTGCAGACTTCTTTGGTCTCTGCGCTCATGGCTGGAAAAACCATAAATAAGCTGATTAACAGTGCAAAACCTTTTTTCATTTAAATCTCCGGGTGAGGTGGCTGAACAGGGGCTTTTAAACTCTGGGACGGGATAGCTCCCATAGGTGGATCTGCTTTTTCTACGTGTAGCCTTGCAATAGTTTTCTTTGTTTCTGCAAAGTTTTCATGTGCCATCTTCTGAGCAGCCATCATTGCTTCTTGATCTTCTTTTTTACCGCCTGCTAACATAATACCACTCAGGGTACCAGTTAAGAAAGTGGCAATAGGAACAATCAACTCAAAAAACTTTT